CTGCTTTTTTAGCAAGGCCAGATGAGGAATCTTCTGCGATATAGTCTAAAAATTTCATTAGACAGCACCATTATAGATTATAGTACTGTTATTTATATCGCAGAAGAGTTTAGATTTTTACTTTTTTCCGCTCCATGCTTGAGCGCCAAAAAATGCTGCTACTAGACCAGCGACGGCAACAAAATAGGTTGGTGCCATATCACCAAGAATATCAGACGCTTTATCTAATCCAATAACATCAGTACCTATAACCAATGCTGGATATAGCAACATACCAGCAAGGGCGAACCAAGTCATAGCACGTTGGGCATCACGCATCGCATCTTGATCTTCAAGTTCTTTGCGTTTAAACTCCATATACATGGCGTGTTCTTCTGCGCTTACATGGCCATCACCATTTGTATCCGCTGGGTGATATCCTGCGCCTTTGATTTCCTCTTCCATTTATTATTCTCCTATGGATTATTGAGTGGGTTATCAAGAATAATCTGCATTTTTTCTTCAAGTTCTTTTCTAGTATCTCGTAGATCTTGATCTAGAGTTCTCATACGTTCGTTTACACGAATCTCAATAGCATAAACATCATCGCGCAATTCACGCTGAGTAGTTGCAGTTTGATCATCAACTCGACGAGCAAGTTCTTCTACTTTATCCATATCTTCAGTCAAATCGTCTTTCAATACATCTATCTTCATCGAAAGGGCAGACATACTTGCCTCTAACGATTGCATTGTTTCTTTTTGCACTGCTAGTTCTTGATCTATGTGAGATAGATCAGGGGCAACATATTCTTCTATTTGTGCTTTCATATTTCGATAGTCATTGTAAAATTCAAACGCACCCCATGCGCCACCGCCAAGTGTGGAGAGAGCAGTGATCAACACCACTATCTTACCACCACGGAACGTCATGCCAGCGAATTCAAACTCCGCCATTGTTTTCTCCCATGTAACAGTTGTGATCTTGCGACCTTGCCCAACTGAGTTCTTGAATGATACGATTATACCATTGCTTGTCGTATTCGTCTTTCGCTTTGTGCATATCAGAAGCGAGTTGTGAAATACGAATGTCGATATAATCAATTATATCTGTTTTCTTACCTCTGCGCATCCCTTGCCTCCTCCCATAGATTTTGAGCGAGTTTTCTATCAGACGTAATAACGACGATACGATCATTATTATCATATACAATATATCTGATGCCAGTCTGTGTGATCTCAGTCTTTATCATATGATACTCACAAATCCGGCAATTAAAAAACCACAAAATATAAAAAATCCACCTATTGCTGCTACATCAATATAAAATGCTTTTTTGCGCGCAGCTGCTTGTGCTGCTTCTATTCTACGTTGACGAATAATTCTTCTTTCTTTCATCATGTCTTCGTAGAATTGTTGTTGACCAGTGTAGAGTAAAAATTCGTATAGTTCTTTTTCGAGTTGCTTTATCTTATGTCTCGCTGCGGTTACTTGTAGTGCTTGTGCTTCTACACTACTTCCACCAAATAACGACCCGACCATCGACGGATTCTTAGCGTGTTGATCTGCCTCTGCTAGTTGTTCTTTCGCATCAAAGAATTTTGCAAAAACATCATACATATCCTGGACTTCTTGTCCTTTCTCAATCGCACCTTTAATCATATTAAAAGCAGAGCCTGCCATTGACAATGCTGCTGCTATTTCTATCATCGCTACTCCTTTTCTGGTCTCGCAATTAGACTAGAAGCAGTTGGTGTATTAGAACCTTCAAACTTTAATTGCCTAAGATTAACAATCTCTTGTTGAAGTTTCATCACCTCTAATCGCTTCTTTTCTAACTCCAACTGATACAGTGCGTTACAATTTAATCTTTGTTTTGGTGCACCAATTGGTATTGTTATTTTTCCGTACACGCCAATGTCTCGTAAAAACTGATCGCTGTTATAACGGTTCATCATATAAGGATCCTGTGAAGCAAGATTATAAATCGGATCTTCCTGATTTAAAATACCAACAACGCCAAACTCTACATTGGTCGCCGAACCTATCGCCGCTGAACATTCTACATCGCCTGCCCTCACCCTATCAGATTGAAAACTTTGCGGGGTTTGTGGTATGGCAAGGTTAATCCCATTGCTCTGACCCCAAGCAGCACCGCTCCACCATCCAACGACAAAAAATATAATTAACACTAATAGTCTAGTCATAGTATCTTCGAACATATCCTAGAGGATATAACTGTAGCAGTTTTATCCTGTTGTAAAATCATAGATCGAGAGCAGATATAAACTGCATTAAAAAGATCGATCTCCCTCAAATAAATAACAACTTTTTCCTTTTTCAAATAATCTACCTGTATCGTTCTTTGAGCAGTAGCGAACGGTATAGGTTTAAAATTCTCATCAAACACTTCAAATGTATAATAAGATGCATCCTTTCTGCTATTCCACAAATACATTTCCGTTTGATAAATGCCTTCAACAAACGAAGGATTCATTTTAATATAAGTGGGTGTCCACGTATGCGCAGAAACTTGCAAACATAGCAGACACCCAATTATTAACATAACGAATCGCATAGTTTATAGTGCTATACAATTCGCTTCTACAATTGCAGTATAAGTGCCGCCAGGAAGTGCCTTGTTATAACCATAGTCAGCTTCCGAACTTACCTTAAACCAAGTGCTACCAGCAATCGTCAATTCGATTTCTGTTACATTATCATATTCAACTTTAGAAGTATCATAAGCAGACATTCCTGCATCTGACACTGCCTCTACAGCAGTTGAACCAGTCCAAGCAATAACATCCGTGAGTTGTGGACTTTGTGAAAACGTAGTAGGATGCGCGATTACTGCTTTATACGCATTAGCGAGTACGACGTCAAACCGAACTACGGGTTCAACACCACCATCTACTGCATCTGTGCTTAAAGTGCTTGCAGTAGGGTTTCCATACACACCCTGTTTATCAGTCGTCACCATACACTTTGACTCAACCTGTCCAATGATAGGTGTGTCTAGCGCAAACGCATTACATGCGAGAAGTGCCACGCTTAGTGCCATTGTTTTCTTGAACATTACTGTTCTCCTTTGTATTGAGATTTTACCATCTTTTCATGAAGTAAGTCTTGCGCAAATTGTAGTCTACGACCCCGAAGATTTTTCGGTAGTCTAGAATCTTGTAGAACCACTGTATCTTCAATCTTAGTATCTGGTATGATATAAAAATAAGATTGTGAAAACTGGTTCAATGCCATCATTTGTTGTTGTTTAGCAGTATCTTGAGCATTTTGTAATGATCTGCTTGCTATGCCCAAAACTGATTCAAGATCAACTTCTTCTTCCTCTTCCTCATCATCTTCTTCCATCTGTTTACGATCGCGTTCTTCTTCGTCCTCGTCGCGAAGAGTCATTTCACGATCAATCTGATCTTGTATGAATGTATCATCAAGCGGATTGATTGGTTCCGGAACTGTTATATCTGGTATTTCAGGTTTATACCCAGGACATTCTGGATTACTTTGTGGGTCGTAGCAAGTGTCATACTGATACGTGTAGACAACGTATGGGTCGTCAACCGTTCCTTGACCCTCTGTGAAAATAGAACCGTCTCCCCAATATTCAATTGGAACCTGTCCGACAGGTATAACTCTATTAATTGTATTTCCTGGTATCCCAGTCCAATCATCAGTGCTCCTAAACGTGTAACCACCGTCTATAGGGTTTTCGTTTTGTATCGTCACATAAAATTCATCTTCAGGATTTTTTACAGCGGTGTAACGATAAATTACATTGCTCACAGTTAGTCCTGCCTGTTGTGGCAAGACGTTGGTCATAACCCAGTTATAACCTATCGAAGCAGCATTCTGCGAGGTGCCAAATACTTGCTCAGAGTAAGAGTAAGAGTGCCAACAACCCAGCAATGCCACCGCCAGCCATGACAGTTTCTTTATTGGAGTTATCATTGCTTATACCTTCTACTTCGGAGTTATCTACTTCCTTCCCTTGCGCCAACCATGCTGCCTTTGCTTCTGGTCCAATCAATCCATCATAAGGGCAAGGAGTACCAGCATTCATCATAGCAGTAAAAACTCTTTCGTCTTGACACATTAATGATACTGCGGCAACCTTCATACCCATATCATAAAGAGTTTTTGCATTCTTGAGTCGTTCACAGTTTTCATCAGTAAACTGTGTACCAGTTGAGATACCAAGTATTTGTGTTTGGACTGCGCCAGCAACACCAAATGTACACAAATCTGAATTCGAGGTGTTTATCGTTGGCGTAATTGCTGAAGCAGGCGGTGATTTAATAGTAGTAGTCGTGGCGCCATTAGTCGTTATCGTACTATTGGTTGTTGACTCTGTTCTTATTAAATTCGGATCTATTGGTTCTTCCTCTTGTGCCAAGACAAATGCTGGCAAATAAAGAAGACCAAATGCTAATAAAATAGCAAAAAGTGTGATCTTAATTAGACTTCTGTCTAAGTTATCCATGTAAAATCCTTAAATGTAGTGTGCTAGCAAATCAATTCAGGTTGACTTGCATAATAAAAATCGTAATAACAAATAAGAATAAAGATGGTTACTTCAGATCAAAAGCATGCTTTAGATCAAGGGTATTTAGTCACCATACATCTTAGAAAATGCTTTCGTATACTTCGATGGTTTAGTTTTACTGGTTTTATCACCAGGAGCAGGTTTGTATGCTTTCGGATCGTCATCACGCATTTTTGCTTGTTTTTTAAACTGCGCATCACGACGATTCTTTATCGCCTTACTTAAACCTTTGTGGTAGGATTTAGGTTGAGACCCTTTGCGATCTTTAATATCTGGGTCTTGAGGAGTTCGCGGTTCTTCAGCCATTTTTAAAGTGGAATATCTTTTGCCACCAGTTGGGGATGGTACAAACTCTGCACTGGATACATACTCATCCAACTTTTCAATAGCATCTAGCCATTTGCGCACAACCTTATCTTCGCCCAGTTGAACGATGACATAGTTGCTGCCTAGATGAGTAATAGTACCGACTTCTTCAGATTCTTTTACTACAACCTGATCACCAACTTCAAACAACTCCCCTTTAACAAATTTCTCGCGAGTCTCTGATACAGGATCAAGTTCAACGTGACGTTTGAATACAGTTTCTTCTTTGATACCCATACCATTGCGTACATCGACAAACAATTTCTTCGCGTCTTTGTTGCTCATAGAACCGAGACCCTGAGAGAAACCTGCGAAGTCATTATCCGCTGCAAACGCACGGAGTTTAGAAGCAGACATACCCTCTACACCTTCGGCGTCAGGGTCGCGTGCTCCAGCAGAAACTACTTGAATGTTTTTGAAGTTATAAAACCCATGCCTACCCTTTTCACCGTTATATTTGTCTAGCAATGTTTTAAACTCTCTTACACGGTCAGATCCTACGACCATAACCAAGTTTTTAAAACCTTGCTCATACAAGTATGATGCGGCATCAAAAGCAGTACGGATTTTCTTGTTGATTAAAACTCGCCGAGCGTGACGAGGAAACATTTTACGAACATGTTTCACCTTCGCGCTGTAGTCTAGTGGATTTTTCTTGGCGTCTTGCGACTGTGATAGGAAAACGAAATAAGGATTTCTCCCCGCATTTTTTGCGAGCATGTCTAACAACTTCTCGTGTCCGGAAGTTGGGGGGTTCATACGACCGAAAGTAAAGTAAGCAACCTTTGCTTCTTCTACCAGATAGTCATTGAACGACTTAATCATGTCGTCTCCCTACGGATTACATTATATAATTAAAACGCTGCGCCTGATTTTGGTTTTGTGCTCGTACTTCTATCAGTTGTTTGCTTATGCAACGCTGATTTTTTTCTTTCTCTGTCAGCTTTTCTAACGTCGGGAATCAACCTTCTGGCAAGACGATCTATGCGTGAACCCATCTTGTCCAATTTCTTTTCATATGCTTGTCGTTGAGCGAAACCCAATTCTGCTTTAGATTTTCCTCGAGTCATTCTTTTTAGAATCAGCAATCTCGCTTTTTTCTTTGCCCTTCGCTTAACCACGTCCATAGTTGGTGTTCTTCGCAAAGCACGAAGTCTGCCCAACTTGATACGACCTTTCATTTTCCTAAATTGCTGACGTCTTTTAATACGCTGAGCATGCGTCAATGCTTCTTCTATAGTTTCTCCCTCAGGTTGATACGATGCATATTCAGCATTTGATCCAGCGCCTTGCTGCTTCTTGCGCTTCTTCGCCTGATACGATATGTACTCTCCAGTTCCTGGAGCATAATCGACTACGAGAAAATCTTTAAATGAAAGTGGTTTAGGCACAATTATTTCCTACTAGGTTTATCCCATCCTTTTAATATATCTGGTGAAAAGTTGTTATACGAAAATTCCATACGATCAACCAACTTCACCGCATCACCACCAAGTTTGTCGATAGCAACAAATCCTTCTTGACCTGTTACCTTATACCCCTTGCTTGTTTTAACAAAAGTATCTATGTTCGCAAGGGCATTGAGTTTATTTATAAGAATCAATTTCGCCAACACAATATTTTTTTGTAATTCAAACATTGCGATTAACGAAGCAGTGTTCTGCTTAGAGAAGAATGCCATAATAGCATTAAGTTTTGCCTGCTGTGCTTTCTTACCTGCTGAGGTTTTTCTTTTATCCATTTCTGCTTTGTATCTACTACGCAACCAACGTTGTAGTGCAATCACGTGTCGTCTTGAGTCTTGTATCACCATACCCTTACGGACGAACGTGTTATTAAACTGCTCGATCAACTGAGCGAGATCTTGATTTGATTCAAGTTGCCGCAGAGTGCTACCAGCAATTTTCTGAAACAGTTTGCCAGCAGTTGAAAGATATTCAGTTACTTCTTTTGTTTGTCGAGCAGACAAAGTAGCAGTTGTCACGTCACGAAGCATAGCATCCTGACTCCAAACCTTACGACTGTTCTTCAGAGCACCAACGTTGACGCCGAATGATGCTCGCATACTTTCAAACGTATCACCAGTGTATGTTGTATGCCATACAATACCGATACGAGCAGTCTTCACTTCTTTCGCCGCAGCACTACCAGTAGGCAAGGCATACACGATCGTGTTGGGGTGAAACGTAACATAAGCATCGCCACCAATATTCTTGGTCGCTACATCACCAGGACCAAACAAGAAGTCTCCCTGTATGACACCCTTGATGCCAAGAGCAGGGAGTTCCTCAAGTGCAGCGTTGAGTTTTACATTCAAGTCACCGGAAGTGTCAGCGTCTACATCTGCTTTCGTCTTGTATACTTTGGGGTTTTTGTTGAAGATACCCTTCTTCGCCACGAAGAACTTACCGTCCCGAGGATCAATGCCTGCGAAGATAGCAGGAGCACCGTCCCACTTGACGGAGATATCGCCCTTATGTTTGCCAGCAAGCATATCGCGCAGGGAACGAAGTGCGTTGATCGCCTGACGAGTTCCCTCAACTCCCCCATAGAGGACTTTATCCTCGATGTGAGTCATGTGAGTGTTCTTCGCCTCAGAGAGCATTTGATGTGTCATAAACGATTTCATACGCGCATTGTACTATATCTGAACACAAAAGTAAAGGATTGTTTGGCTATATGCATATAACATTTAGTTATCTACTAGTATAACATCAAAAGAAGATGAAATAACTGAACCAGTGTCACCAGTTCCTCTCACTTCAATATCAGTTTTTTCCGGAAAACGCAAGGGAATTGAATAATTCTGAGTAGTATATCCACCTACGATATCCATAATATCCTTTGATCTAAATGGTGCACTACCATCTAGTTCTCTTGCTTTTAAAGTAACTGTGACAGCATTATTCATTGGTGCTACACCGACGTTCCAAGTAGTGAGATAACCAGTTTTTCCAGCTGGTATTGTATAAAGTGCAAGTTGAGTTTGACCCAAACCAGTAGTTGTCCCGCTACCAATAACGCCAATATCAGCAAGAACTGTACCGCCTCCAGACGCTGCGGTGGATATAAGAACATCACCATCATTTGCCGCTAACACCCCAGCGGTTGCAACAAATGCTCTATAAACTCTTAGGAATGAAGCAGTAGAAGCTGCACCATTTACAGTAATCGTTTCTTCAATTGGATTAAAATCGTTATCTAAACCTTGAA